AAGCATCCTCTGGTTTTGGATAATTGTCTTCTTGTTTTTGACCACTATCAACAATATTCTGAGCGTTGTTTTCTACATCATACAATCTCATTTTAGCTCTATCAACACCAACAATAAATGCTCTATTCATACTAGGGTCATTATATCTATTCTTTAACTGTTTAACTTTCATTTGACCTAAAGCTTCTAGTTCTTCATTTGACATTAAGGCAAACATAAAGTCAGCAGTTGCTGGAAGACCAAATGATTCAGATGTATCTTCTAATCCAATATCTGTACTTGCAAAACCAGTTCTTGTCGTTTGTGTTGCACTAAAGATAGGCATATCAAACTCAACAGCAAGACCTCTTAATTCTTCAGCGATTGCTTTAATATAAAAATAAGATGATATATTACCACCTTTAAATCTTGCACTAGCACATATGTTTAGATAATCAATAAACACAACATCAGGCTTAAATGATTTCTTTAATGTTAATTCGTTAATCAATGCTCTAAAGTGACCACTATGAGCAGAGGCAGTTGGATATTCTTTGATAATTAATTGACCTTTTGTTTTTGCATTTAACTTATCAACTTTGTTATCATACAATTGCTTAGGCATATCTCTAATATCTTCCATAGGGATATCAAATAAGTTTGCGTCAATTCTTTCAGCAATTCTTTCTTCAGCCATTTCTAAAGTAATATACAATACATTCTTGCCTTGTGTTAAAAAGCTTGAGGCAACATGACACATGAATAAAGATTTACCAACACCTGTACCTGCAAGGGCAATGTTAAGTGTTTTACTTGGTACACCACCTTTTGTAATTCTGTTAAAGAAGTCTAAATCAAATTTAAACTTTTTCTCTTTTGTATGGTACCAATCATATCGTTTTTCTGCGTCTTGTAAATAATCGTGACCAATATGATTATCGAAACTAACTGCCAAGGCGTCTGATAAAATACCAGGTATTGCCTCTGGTGTTCTCTTTTGGTCTTTATTGTCCAAAATCTTAATACCGGACAATACTGCATTATGCACGGCTCTATCTTTACACCACTTTTCAGTTGCGTCTAACAACCATTTTAAATCTACTTGTGTGTTATTGGCACCAGCAACTAATAATTTTATGTTTTTAAGTTGTTCTTCGGTTAAGTCTTTACGACCACCAAGCTCAATAAGAATGGTATCTTTTGTAGGTAAGTTTTTATAGTTCTCTACAAACTTTTCAATCTCTGTAAATAGTGTTTGTTCATCACTATTTGTAAAGTAATCAGCTTGAATAAAAGGTAATGCTTTTCTTGTAAAATCTTCATTGAAGAAAAGATTACTTAATATTGTAGTTTCTATTCTATCACTTAATGATTGCTGTACCATCTTGTATTTGTTTCTCCATCAGTTCTAATAATATGTCACCAATATGGTTGACAAATTCTTTTTCATCACCTAATTCTTTTTTATTAGGATTTCTTATTATATCATAATCAAATATCATTGGCAAGGTTCCATCAGGATTCTCATCTTTGCCAAAACCAACTTTGCCGTATTTAAAAATTATACCATCATACTTTTCAGAGGTTAACTTTATACAAGTATAGTCTTCACCCTCTTTTTGTACGAAAGTATAGTTTTTATTCTTCGTCTTCGCCGTATGTGAATTTTCTTTTTGTAAGTTCATCAATCTTATCTAATACCTCTGTTGTAAAATACTTATCTGGATTCTCATTGATACTCTTACCAAATACTTTTGTACCATCAGGCATTTCATATCTTGTAGATACTTTCTTAAATACACCAGCTTCTTCACCTAATTCTAATAGGCCGTAGTGTCTATCTAATCCTGTTTTGTATGTTAGTTTCACATCAATTTGAGCGTTTTCTTTTGTTAATCTTGACTTGTAATTTTTACAATGTATAATATTACCTACAACTTCGGTACCGTCTTTGTCTTTTCTTTTACCTAGGTAGATGATTGATGAGGCAGCGTACTTCAAACCTGAACCGCCACCCATTTCTTTTTGTGGGAACATAGAACCAATAACATCATATGTATGGTTGGTCATAATCATTGGAATGCCAGCCTTACCTAATTTTAATGTTAATACTCTAAATGTAGATTTTACAATTTGAGACCTTGTCATATCTCTTGTTTCTTTACCAGCAGCCGTATCTTCCATTTCTTTTGTAGTAGATAACATACCTAAACTATCTAATACAAATAACAAAGGTTTTCTTTTATCTTGTGGTTGTTCTAAATATTTGTCAATCACTTTAATTGATTGAGCTCTAAATTCTTGTACTGTAGCCACAGGAACAATTACCATTCTAGTAGAATCAACACCTCTATTCTCAATCATATCTTTTGAAATAGCACCCTCTGATTCGAAGTAAATTACACCTGCCTCTGGATTTTTATCTAAAAATGCCTTACAGATACCTAATGCAAAAAAGGTCTTTCCTGTCGCAGCTTCTCCGGCAATCGCCGTAATTTTGTTTGCTGGCATACCACCATATATACTGCCTGATAGTAAAGCATTGAATGAATATGAGCCTGTGTCAATGAAACCTGTTACATCTGCACTATCAACACCCTCACTTACTAAACCGGCATATTCATTACCAGTTTCTTTAATTATATCTTTTAAAAAATTGCTCATATTTTCTCCTTCGTTGTGTCTATTATATACTATTTTTAGATTTTGTCAAGCTTCCTTTAATGACTTCTTGAGCCTTTTTTGATAACTTACTGGTATCTAGGTCACCGGTTTCCCGCCATAATCTGTAGTTAGGGTCCTCTGGAATCCACTCTTCCGGTGGATCCTCATATTCTGATTGTGGTATTTTAGACCAGATTGTATCTTTTACTTCTTGTAGGGGTATGGGTCCAAATTGGTCATACAAGCTGCCACCAAAATTTTCACACATTTTCATAACCTTTTCTTTATTGTATTCTTTCTTTCTCTGAAAGTCCCAATATTCTTTTAGTTCTTTGTATTCTTTTGGCTGTATGCTCACCATTATATTTATCTAATTATATCTATCTGGCTATCTTTAGTCCATATTTCAAGGTCATTTCTCAAACGGCCTTCTTCTTTAATTTTGTTATATCTTTTAGTTGCCAATTTACGCCACCATTCTATAATAGTATCTACATTATATCTATCATAGTTTTCAGACTTCTTTATTGTATCTGTTTTACCATTTACAATATCTACATAGTTTTCTATACCATAGCTACTTGCATAATATCTTTTTTGTTCAGTTAATGATTTTGCATTTGCAATAGTTTCAATAAATGTTTTAAGGTCGTCACCATCAAGGGCTCTTTTTACTAAACCAATAATACCTGTGGTCATTTTGAGTTTACGACTTGACGCACCCTCTGGTACTAGTTCGCCTTTACCAATAATATCTTCAACATACTTTACTAAATTTAAATATGGTTTACCATGTAACATAGGAATAAAATCTGACATTGTATTGCCTTTGTATCTTAAAAATGGTTTCATACCATCATACATTGAGGCACCTTTTGTGTTCCCATATAAAGATGTGGTTTCAAATAATACTAAATTCATATCATACTTCTCATTAAGTTTTTCTCTAACCCAATGTGAACAACATAGACCAGCCAATAATTTACCACCAAGATAATTATATCCAAATGGTTGACATGGTACAATTACAAAACCCATAATAGCTGTTTTGTTAAATACTTTTAAATCAGGCACATTACCTAACATATCATTTCTAGGTTTACAGTTAATAACTGGAGAACCAAATCTCATAAAACCTACAAACTTACCTGTATTCATTTCTTTTACTGCAAGTTTTAAAGTCTTACCAGGAATACTTGTCATATTACTATGACTACTAATCATATTAATACAAGTGTCCCATGTGTGATTATCTAGTTCTACAATTTGTAAATCCATATCTTGTGGAGATATAGAGAAGTCATCAAACATATCACTATCAAATCCCATACCAGGAAGTGATTGAGGTATACTATCAATTTGTGCCATTTTCTGGTCACGCATATACTGGTCAATTCTACTAAACTGGCCGAAATAATCATTGAATACACCAGCACAATGTAGTGCTTGTTCTTTACTTAGGTTTTTCGCCATTCCACATCCATAATAATATACTTACTAATAATAACGGTATTATACTACATAATATCGCTAAAGTCAAGCTTCAACCTCATTTCCCCAAAAGTCCCAATGGTCTCTGGTCTTTTTCCTTGCAAATAGTTCGATATAAGGACCTTCACAAAGCCTTTCTATCTCTCGGTGCAATAGTGGTTTTTCCGAATGTCGACCTCTTGGTGCAATCACCAATTGAGCAACATCTTTATTGATTCGTTTTGGTCTACCTTTTGTTGCAAGTAAACACATTTCAGGATTACCTCTAGTCCAATATCCTAAACCTGTAAAAAATCCAAGTGTCTTTTTATTTGTTTTTGCCCATGTGAAACCTACTGTTTTATATTTGAAACCCCAAGCAGTTATAACTTTCATAGCTTGGTCTAACATAGGGTCACATACCCACATTAACAATACACAATTCTCATCTGCAATATCTTTAACAGGCATATTACAAATATCATTTAATGACATACAATCATAATGTGCTTCAGGACTTTTTTCTTTTCCTTTATCCGACCTTGTTTTAAATAACCAAGGTGGGTCTGCGTATATTACTTTATATTTTTTTTCAGGTAGTTTAATCAAAGAAACTCTCCAATGTAGCTACTGGTTCCGCTTTCCAATTTATTGCGTCTAAAATAAATCGCATAGGATCCAGAAATGTTTTCTGAAATTGTATCTCATAATCGACATACTCTTGTAATTTAAATTCTGTTGGTAGTGTACTAATGTAACTAATAACATCAAATTTAAATGGGTTAGCTTCTTTTAATTTAAGAAACTTTATCTTGTCGCCATCTTGTATATAAG